CCTGTAGATTTATCCACAGATGAGAGTAAGTCTGAATTAAACCAAAAAGATGACTTACTAATTGCACTTACTATTTGTTGGACACTTTATCATTTAAATAATACGGAAAGAGCTAACGCTTATTGGGCTATTTTCCAATCAATGATTAAAGAGGCTGTTGACTCGCAGACGGTTAAACCTGATTTATACCAAAAATTAGATACAATGAGTCCAATACAATCCAATTATTGGAAAGATCCTTTTGTACGAACATTGAATTATGGCTAATAAATTTTCAAATAACGAAGCATCTCCCGCTAATACTGATGATGCCTTAGAGGGTCCTCAAAGGATTAGGGAGATAAAACAGACATATAATGAGCGTCTTAATAGGGATCATTTTGTGGCTGATTCCAATTCTCAGAACTCTTCTACAAGTACCCTTGAGTTAGGGGCAGATTCAGTAGACTCAGGCTATCATAGACGGGTAACTATTGCAGAAGAACAATCCGCGCAAGCTAATAGTGCTGACCAAAGATTAAATACAGCTAATACTGGTATAAATGCAGGTACCACAGCTAAGATGGCTGAAATCTGGGTAGAGAAACACTCAGGTACCAGTGATGAGACTTCTATATTACTACTTGGTACTGAAGGTGCTGGAAATCAACGGACTGTTATAACTGATTCGCAGACTCAGGTTCTTACTAATAAAACATTAACTGCTCCAGTTATTAATGATGCAGTACTTTCTGGTGGTTCTGGTGGTATTGATGGAGTTCCTATTGGACAACGAGTAGCGGAGGATGGCCCTCCTGTTATAACAGCAGGTGCGGCAGCTGGAAAATTTACTACATTGGAATCAACAGGTGCTACTACTCTAGGTGCCGCTGATACTGATACACTTACTTTAAAAGCTAAAACGTCAGGTCTTAGTACCGATGCAACGCCAACTGCGGGCTATGCAGGTGCTAACCAATTTTATGCAGGCATAGTTGGTGAGATTAGAATGTTTGCTGGAGCAACTTTACCTGAAGGTTGGTTATGGTGTGATGGGGCTGAATATTTACATACTGGGACTGGTAACAAGTCAGAACTTTATGCCGCTATTGGTCTTGCTTATACAGGTGCCATTGGCTCAGGTGGTAACAAAAGAACTTCTACTGATTATTTTAGAGTACCAAACTTAGCTGGTAGAGTTCCAGTAGGAAGTGGGCAAGGTAGACAAACAGATGGAACTGATTTGAAGTCAGATACTTTAACTAATAGAACCCTTGGTAACTACGGTGCAGATGAAACTCATACATTAACGGCAGGTGAGAGTGGGGCAGGACCGCACTATCATCCAGTTAAGTTAAATGATCCAGGGCATAATCATGATTTTGAAGCAGTAAAGTCTTGGGGTGATCATGATGACTATAGGATAGAATTTGGTCCTGGTCCTGATCTATACAACCAAGATACCTCGTCTGACACAACAGGTATTACTGTAAAAGCAGATGAAGAATTGAATGTTACAGGTACTACAGAAACTGAAGCACAAGGTAGTGATGATGATGATACTTTCAGGACTCATAAATCTAACTTAAATACTGGAGTTCCAGCCGCAAGTGCCCATACTCAGATGCAACCATTTATTGTTATGAACTACATCATTAAATACTAATGCAGACTAGAAACCTTAGCATATCACAAGGATGGTCTCAAGTAGATTTATCAGAAGGAACCGATTTAAGGGATGCTTTAGGCAGATATGTAGAAGAAGTAGATATTAGGTTTAGGGATCTTTTAAATTGGATAGAATCATTATCAGTACCAGAATATACAACCGCACAAAGGGATGCATTAAGTGATCCTCAAAATGGACAAATGATTTATAATAGTACGACTACTAGGATTGAAATTAGACAAGCAGGTGGTTGGAAGTACTTAACTGTAACTGGTGTATAATGGCAGAAGAATCACAAATAGAACCGGTAGGAACCCAATACAAGTTTATTGACGGTTTTTCAGATGGCATTCGTAAGGATGTAAGGTCTGACGCATTGCCAGATGGTGCGGCTTTAACTGCTCGAAATGTAACTTTTCGAAGCGGTTTAGTTGCGGTTGATTCAGGTTATTCTAAATTTATGGATGCTATTGAAGGTTCTCCTCAAGCCATTCTCTCACTTAATTATGCAAATGGAACTACTGATCTAGTTCTTATTACAACTACTACGGTATTTGAGAGATTAGCAGGACAATGGGTATATTCAATTGGTTCTGATGGTACTGACATATTTAGGACTACTCTAACTGCGGCCGCCGCAAAAGATGCTACAGTTATAAATGTAGCTGATTCCGCAGGCATGGTAGTTGGGGGAAGAATTGGAGTTCGTTATACTCTATCAGGTTCTTTTGATGTTACGGCTACAACAAAAGGTACAACTTCAACTTACCGTGTTGCAGGAGAGCAAGTATTTAATGTTGGTGAGAAGATCGTTCTAACAGGATATGATGTAGCTACATGGAATGTAGAGCAAACAGTTTCAAGCACAATAGTGGCAAATGATGCCACATTTACGGATGTTATAACAACTTTAAATAGTTCTGCTTTTTCTAATACTACAGCATCTTCACCTAAAATTGAAAGATTTGGAACAGCACAAGAGCATCGGACTACTATTTCTGGAAATCCTGTTGCGACAGTTGGTACTATTGTTCATGGTGGAGATCATACTAATAACACCTATACTACAGTTTCTTTAACTGGTGGGTCTGGCACAGGCGCCCAAGCTACAGTAGTTGTTTCTGGTAATGATGTAACTACTATTACAATAACAGCTGGAGGTGCTAACTATAAAGTAGGAGAGACTCTTACAATAGATAATGCAACTATTGGAGGAGCTGCTGATGCAACTTGTAAGGTTGCTACTGTTACTACTACTAGCATGACTTTAACTGATGCATTACCTGATAGAGCTTTAAAACTAGCAAGTGTTGTAGTACCACTAACTTTAAATGGAACTGATAGCTTTATTCCAGATCATGTTATAATACCTAATTGGAAACTTGAGATAATTTCCAACACTGATGCTCTAATAGAAGGCACTGCTGTTGTAACAAATAATGTAGATAGGCCATTTTTAATATGTAAAGGAGCTGGTGGTACAACTGTAAGGGAAATAAAACTAGATCAGATAACAGCATCGCCATTCCTTTCTAATTCAACTGTTCTTACAGATTTTAGAGCCAAGACTGTAGAGTTATTTAATAATAAGCTAATCTTTGGAAGATGTTACGAAACTGGTACGAACTATAATTCAAGAGTTAGGATGAGTGCCGCAACACTCTATGAGAATTTTACAGCAGAAGATGGTGGCGAGGTATATGATCTAGGAGAAGGTGACAGTAACATTCAATCTATTAGGATGTTAGGCAAACTACTGATAGTCTACAAGCGAGGTATTATCTACCGAGGTGACTATATTGCTAGTGTAAATGCTTCTACAAGGTTTCAATCTACTATTACCAATGAAGGTGCTATAAGCACTCATGCTGTAGTTAAAGTGCCAGGAAAGCATTATGTTGTAGGTTCTAAGAATGTATATGAATACACTGGTGGAATGGTACTGACTAATATTGGGGATCCTATCCGAGAAGATTTATTTACTCCTAATAGGTTTGCTAATATAGCAATGAAAGAATTTATCCATTGTGCCTATGATCCAGAGTTACAAGAATTTCTTTTGTTTTACCCTGAAGGTACCATCAAAGGAATGCGGAAAGCCTTCAGATATAGTGAGCAGAATAAGTCATGGTCTACCAGAGAATTTGCACATTATTTTAATTTTTCTACTACCTTTAGGTCTACTGAGACTTTAACTTGGAATCAGCTAGAACATCCATGGTCGAATTATAACCAACCTTGGATTAGTGCTTTCTTTGTAGATGAGAAATTACATAGGTTTTTCTTAGGTGAGGGCAAGTTTGTTGATAATAGTGGGGCAGTTAATGATGAACCTTCTTATGTATATGATGCTAATACAATGGCTACACAGGACACTCGCTTTGCAATAAATTGGCAGTTTGATACAAAAGATTTCTACCTTCCTAATAGTTTTATTCGTGTAGATTTTATAGATTTATATACAAGAGGCGATGATGTTACATTATGGTATTCTGAGGATCTTGGTAATGTATGGACTAGAGTTAGGGCTCTTGGAGCTAAAGATACATTAGCACAAGAACGGGTGCATTTGAATAAAGCCGCAAAACGAATGCGATTTAGGTTAAAAGGCGCTAGTACAAATTTTCAACTTGGGTGGGCAGGGTTCTCCTACACTCCCGAATTTTCATGGTAATCTTCGACGGTCGAATATATTATGATTGAATTTGAAGGATTCGGATTAGAAAATACCGAACAAAATATAATAA